CCATCCTTTTCTTTCTTTTTGCTGAGATAAATGATCGTACTTGCCGCATACTTGAGACCACTGCCTCCGCCCATCTCTTTGGTGGGAACGTATGATCCGATGACATCATAGGTGTGATTGGTAACTATCATGGGGATGTTTGCCTGTCCCAGTTTCAGAGTCAACATACGGAACGCACCTTTGACCAATTGTGACTTGGTCATGTCTCGGACTTGTTTGTCGTTGAGTGCGTCTGTAATCTCCTTTTCAGTGGACAACATACCCAACGAGTCTAACACAAACATACAGGGTTTGCGGTCTTCTGTTGGGGTCTTCAGATATATATCCGTAGCTCTCAATGCTTTGCTACGAAAATCCTCAATTGTTACAACATTGACAACTACGACACGGGTGAGGTCGATTCCACGACTTGCGAGAAGAGATTTGTTAACAGCGGCTTCAGTGTCAAAATATAGACAATAGCCATCAGGGTTAGAATCAAGAAAGTTCTTGACGACCGCAAGGCTGAAAAAAGTTTTTCCAGTGCTAGACTCACCAGCAATGGCAGTAATCTTATTCCCAGATACACCACCAAATATAGACCCTGAAACAAGTCCGTTAAAAATATACGAACCTGTGTCCACATAAGTTTCTCTTTCATCTATGTCTGATGCAATTTGCGTATATTCGTTGCCAATTTCTTTGACAATATCCTTTAAAAAATCCATTATAAGAAAAAATCCTCCAAACTAATACTTTTTTCAACAGACCACCCAATAGCATCAAGAACAGATTTAAGTGGTTCTACAAAACTCTTTTCAAATTGTAAGTCATAATCAATATACTTGTCAAGACCAAGTTCTGTAGGAAAGTCTTGAATAAATGAAATTACATTCTCTTGAATAATATTCGGTTTTTTCAGATAAAGAAACTTAATCTTTTCACCATTATTAATAAGAGAATACTTATTATCAAGTTTATTCTTTTTAATATAGTAATTATAAAGAAGTGCTCCACGAGCATGAATAGGAGTTCCTTTTGAATAGATATCCGCAGAAGAATGATACTTACGAATATCAGATACTGAACGGGGAAATGCAATCTCTTCTGGTGGAAGATTCTTAAAGTCTTTACGACAATTATCGATAAAATCAATAACATCATCTTCAGTTGCATTCATCATCAACTTCAGACCATCTTTAATCATCTGACGACAAGGTGCTGGAGTAGAAGACTTGACAGCCTCAATACCCATCATCTTTAGTTTAGGTTCAGTATATTGAACACCTTCACTATTCCATACGTTGAGAATGTATCGTTTCTTCGCAGTCCAAATACCACGTTCTGCGATATTCTCACGTTTCATAATCATTTTTTGTTCATATGCCTGAACATAATACGCAAGTTCCGTATAAGATTGTTCGATGAATGGTTCCAGTTTGTCTTGACAGATCTTATCAAGTAACGAAACAACTGCTGTTTTATCGCCAGACTTATGACTAAGAAATTTATCAACAAGAGGTCCCATATTAAGATAAATTGAGTCAGTGTCAGATGCGATGACATAATCTACTTTCTCAGTTTGCAAAATCTTATTTAGAAACCCATTCATCTTGTTCTCAATCCAACGAATTGAAACCTGACCTGAGAGAGTAATTGCCTCAGCATTTGCAAGTTTATAATACCTAAAATACTGATTACCAATGGCACCATAGGCAGAATTGAGTTGAATCTTTCGTGCCATTTGGATGTTGTTGCACCGTGCAATTTCTTTTTCCAACGACTTCGACGGAGTTTTTTCATAATCTTGCTTTGCTTTCAACATTTTCTTTTTGTAGATAGTGCGATCCTTATAGATCTTCTCCATCAGTTCTGGAAGAAATCCACGAACATCCTTGCGATACATTGCACCATTGGCACATATCGCATTATCTTTATAAAGTTCAAATGTTATCTGTTGATTAAGTATCTTATCAACGGTAGCCGATGGGTGTCTTTCCTCAAGTAAGGTCTCCGGGGAAATATTATACTGCATGATAAGGTGAGGATACAGACTATTAAGGTCAAAACTAACCACCCAGTCATACTTTCCAGGAATCGGTTCCTTGACATATGCTCCTGCGTACTTGGAATCTTTATCAGAACGAACGATAGGAGGGATTACAATATTCTTCCTTTTGAGATAATTGTAGATAATTGTATCCCACATTCGAACTTGAGAAGAAACATCGGCATAATTTGCTTTCGCATCATATGCCATAGTGATCGCAAGTTCAATGAGTTTCATCTTGTCTTCCAAACGGTCAACAAGTTCCACGTCAATGATGTTATATTCTACAAACTTTTGCCACCCATTTGTATAGAAATCTTTAAAGGTATCAAACTCAGAGTGATCCAACTTTTTCTGCCCAAGTTCCACACTCGCAATGTAATCCAGTCGATAGGATTCTTGCGCTTTATAAGTGAACTTCTTATAAAGATTTAGGTAATCAAGTTGCGTGACTCCTCCAATATCATAAGTTATGCGAACATTATCATACTTATCCTTGTTTTCACGAAGAGTTACAAGACCCCAAGGAGAGAGTCTTTTCATTAATTTCTCTCCAAGAATACGATCAATACGGCGAACAAGATATGGAATATCATACCATTCACTATTCCATCCAGTTACAACTTCAGGAGTATTCTCTTCAATCATCCACCAATCAATAAAAGAATTCAACAACTCATGCTCAGTCCTGAATCCCTTATAGATAACATTCTCCTGCTTATTATTAAATGGACCACGACCCCAGGTACGAATCTGTTTGGTCGCATAATCTTGCACAGTAATCAATAGAATCTCTTCTGCAGCAGATTCTACATCAGGGAATCCATTTTCTGATGCAACCTCAATATCGATGGTAGAGATTTTAATTTTATTGGTATCAAACTTGATTTCTTCTTCGGGATACTTTTCAGAAATATATTGATAGATGTATCGATCGTTTCCATACACCTTAAAGTTATCCACTTCTTTGTATCGTGATATAAAATCACGACACTCTCTCACAGTGCCAGGTTGCACAGACTCTACATATTCACCTTCCAGTGTCTTATATTTTGTCTTTTTATTGGAAGAAATAAAAAGTGTAGGATAAAACTTCTCTCTTGCTGCAAAATGTCTTCCATTTTCATAACCTCGGACCAAGAAGTGATCCCCAACCATCTGGACGTTTGTGTAGAATCGCATTATTTAATCAAAGTTTGATACTTTTCAAGAAGATCCGATTTTGGATCAACCATAGTTACAATTTTATCAGAACTAATCATAATCTCTGTTTGAAGAGTATGGTCCATCATCCATGGACAAAGATTATTACCCTCCCAAATTTCATGAGGATTAACAAGTTTACAATCAGGTTCTCCAATTTCTGCACCAACTTCTTCAATTTCACTGATTAGTCTTTCACTTGTTGTCAATAGAACAACTTTAATTTGTTTATCCATTTACCTGTTCCTCATACATTTCTTTAAGAATAGACACTGGTTCAACCATAGTGACAATCCAATCTGGCCTAACAGGAATCCTATTATCATTTGATAAAACAATCCATGGAGAAAGTGTTATTTCAAACTCTGCTTGAGGATTTTCATTTTCCTCTACAAGTATTGGTTTTTTATTACAAAATATCCTTTTAGGATTATTAAAGTAATAACCCACACTACTATCTTCGTTGATGAGTTCTATATCAGAAATAATATCTTCTCCAGATCTCAACACTGCCAATTTGATGGTCATCTTTTTCTAATATCTCAAGGTATTATAACACAAAAAAATCGGGGTGTCTATGGATTTTGCCATAGAACCCCGTGCGGCGACGATATTCAGTTTTATTTATGGGGTTGTTAGAAAGATTTCTGCTGTGGGTGGGCCATTAGGGTAGTACACTGCCGAGGGTCCAACTACTAAAAAGAGTCATTACGGTCCCAATGGTGAAAGTGGCGGCTGTAAGATTCATAAGTCGTCCTCCTTAATACATAACTATCTATATTATAATGTATCACAGTGATACACTTCTGTATCAACCGCAGCAAAAAATAGTCAGGATTTACAAATAATCCTTCCTTTGGTGGTGCTCTGGGACAATTTTTCCCAAAACAATACTCAGTAACCCATCCTCAAATACAACTGATCTAAC